AGAAGCGCAGGCTTACACAGGCAACAACTTGGACATGATTGCACTGGGCGGAGTGCTTGGGTACGCCGCTACTAGGTTTGGTGTGCAGCCAGCGCTTATCCAGAAAAAACTTGGGGACAGGTTAATACAGGAAGGCGTTTCCCCGGCCGTAGCTAGAACTGCAGTAACGGAAGCTGCTACGCAAGAAACACTGGAGCGCGGAGTGCTTAGCAACCTAGGCAGAACCGCAGCGTCCGAAGCAGTGCCCGAAGCGGCGCAGGCCGGACAGGAACAGTTTGCTCAGAACTTAGCGTTAAACCGCGAAGGAATGGCTACGCCGTTGATGCGTGGCGTTGTTGGTAGCGCCGCACTTGAAGGTGGTATCGGTGCACTACTCGGTGGTGGTGTGGGTGCGGTTGAAGCGCAGCGTGCGGATACTGAGATTGCTGAGCGCCAAGCTGCTAGAGCTGCCAGAGCTGCTGAAGCGGGGCTTGAAGAAGAACCTGCCGCGGTTACCGAGGAGCAACGCCAAGCAGACGCTGAAGCTGCGTTGGCTGCGTTTCTTGAAGACATACCCCCATCTGCACCGGAAGAAGCTGTTGCGCCCCTAACCATCGACGACACTGCGCCGCCTGCTGCGCGTGAGTGGGCACCGGTGATAGCTGCGGAAGTACAAAACGACTCGCAAGGTGAAATAGACAGAAATACGGTACTCGAAAAGCGGCAAGAGTTGGCTGAAACGTACGGCCAAGAAGCTGGGGCGGCGTACGGCCGCGCAATGATGGACGCTCTAAACGCACAGTTACGAGCGCAGCAAGAAGCCCCCACTGCCCGTGCCACTGAACAGGCTCAGTTTGAAGCCGATGAAGCCGAAGCCGCAAGACTCGCCGGTGAAAGTATTGCTGCACGAGTAGCAGCTGAACAAGCCGCTGCCGCACCGGCCGTAGAGCCCGTCACAGAACAAGTAGCTCCGACACCGGCCGTAGAGCCCGTCACAGAACAAGTAGCTCCGACACCGGCCGTAGAGCCCGTCACAGAACAAGCCGCCATAACCGTTGCGGAAGAAGATGCAATAAACCAAATGGGGCTGCTTGAAGAAACTGAGCTTGAGCAAGTAGCCGCTATGCCCGGCGTAGAATCGCTTACCGTTGCTCTACCCGCAGCACCTACAGGAGCCACCCGTGGGCGCATCCCTTTAAAAAGACCTCCAGAAGTTGTTGAAAAGGTCAAGCAGCTTAGTAGGGCGGGGGACGCCGCACGCCAGCGCAGCAAAAGAGTTTCAAAGTACTTCAAAAAAAGTTTGTATGACCGTGCGCAACAGATACTAAGTAAGAAGGTGTACGCTGGTGTGTTTACAACACCCGAAGCGTTTGACGCGTACGCAGCCAACCCAGAAGCGGCACGCGCACAAGAGGTGGAAGCTAATATAGCTGCAGGGATGTCGCCTGCCAAAGCCGAACGGGCAGCAAATAAAAAGCAAGGCGTGTTTAACGCTGCCAGAGAAGAGTTGGAAAAGCTGAAAGCTAAGCGTAAAGAACTTTTGGTCAAGGCAATGCAGATAGCCAACAATCCAAAACTAAGTGGCAGTGCAGCGTACGCCGCGGCCAGAGAAACGCTAAAAGACCCCAATATTCCTCAAGCTGAGTTTGCCGCCGCTGCACTTGAAGCGCGGATAGATGCGGAGCAGTTTGGTAGGGCGCCGGCTATACCTACACGTGCAGAGCGGGCGAAGCCAGCTACCGTCGAATCGCAAACAGAAACGGACACTGTCACCGACGCTGAGCTTAAAGCCGAGCTTGAATCCGAAATTAATACTGCGGAAGAAAAGCTACTACAAAAAGAAATCAGTGAAAAAATAAACGCTGTTGAAAAAGATAAAACTTTAATTAGTAATACGGTGTTACCGGAAGAGGCGCAGAAAGAAACTACTGGCTCGGGCCTGTTTGTCGCAATATCTAAGCTAAACGACGCCACACCGTTTGAAAAAAGGTTAGCGCTTATTCTAAAGCGCATGACTAACGCGCTTGGTACTAAAGTCGTGGTGTTCACAGACCCCAGCACGGTGCCAGAAAACATACGAAGTATTTTTTTAAAAGGCGACAAAGTTGTTACCGCCGGTCTATATGACCCGAAAAGTGGCACCATTTATCTGCACTCGACCGAAGGCGGCGACACACGCACTGCGTTGCACGAGGGGGTTCACGCTGTAACCGTAGATATGCTGGACAGCTATTTCGTAGACAAAAACTCCGTGCCAGAAGGCTCGCGTGAAGCAATAGCAGCGCTACTGGAACTTATGGTGTCGGCGGGGAACCGGTACGCGCAGCTAAAACTAGCTGGAAGAACCACTCCAGAGTTGGACGCCGCGGCCGAAAGAACAGAAAACTTTACGGATTTGAAAGAATTTTTAAGCTACGGGATAACTACACCCGCACTACAACGCATGTTGCTTGGAATGCCCCCGGTCAGCAGGGGGTTTATAGCGGGGGTTGTTTCCGCGTTTAACGACTTGGCTAAAAACCTTGCGCGTATGATTGGGTTGCCAAGCACTGACTACAGCGCGTTCACGCAGCTTTTGGATTTGACGGGCGTAGTAGCTTGGGAAACTCTTAACGGTACGCCGTACAAAGCCAGTGAAATAGCACAGGCAAAGAATCTGCGTAGGCAGGTCAGTACACTGCAGCAAGCAAAGGCGGTACAGAACCGCATCAACGCCGTGTTGGGCAAGCAGAAGTCGCTGTATCAACTGCTGCGCGATCCCAAAGCTGCCATTGAACAGATGCGCTACTTTGGTAAGTACGTAACGGGAAGAGCGTACCGAGCTATGCTGCAGGCGTTTGACACCAACATGCTGACGGCGCTGGCTAACACTAAAGATTACCAGATAGGCATGGCGGACAGGCTGGCTAAACTGATGCAGGACTTGGTCTCGTACCGAAGTCAGCGGATAGACGCGTCCTCAAGAATTGCAAAAGACTGGGAAGCGTACATAGCTAAAAATCCAGCTAACGCTAAACCGCTTACGGATTTGTTTAACGACAGCACGCTGTTCAATATCGTCGTGTACGACGTGGACAGCAAGACTTTCTTGTCCGTGAAAAACTCAATAGATAATGACGCAGAAGTAAGTGACCTTCGTTTTACCATCAGTTCTATAGACCGCATACCATTGCAAAACAGAACCCGGGAAGAAAAAGCTGCGCTAACCATAGCTAAAAAGGAATTAGCGGATAGGGTCCAAAGCATAACTGAGTTATTTCAACGCGTTGCGGCGTTAAAAGCTACGCCTAACGGGCAAGGTGCACTGGACCTCTACGCACGTGTGCAGGACAAGTACCGGGCAGATGTAAAGGAAGCGGTGACTTTGTTGCTAGACACCATACGAAAAGATGCTGCGATACCCGGCACCGAGGCGGACCCTTCGTCGGACAAAGGCGCTTTGATGGCTAACATAGTCGCGGACTACACCGAGATGCTAAAACTCAAAGTGTACTCGCCCCTGTCGCGCCCCGGCCGGTTTGCCTTAAATGTCACGGACTCTGCCGGTAAGCGTGTGTTTTACAAGTCGTTTGAGACTGATGGTAAGCGCGAAGACTTTATACGCGAGTACGAGCTTCAGTACCCGACTGATCTACTAACCCGAGTGGATCAAGAAGACAGAGCAGGGACAATGCGCGATCTGCTGCTCAACGATAGCACCAGAGTAACAGACTTATTTGCGCGTATAGACAAAGTGAAGTCCGGCGTACCTGACGCTGCGCAAGACCTAAAAGACAGCATATACCAACTGTACCTGCAGACACTGCCATCCGGGGCTGCACGTAAGTCTGTGGTCAACCGCAAAGGCGTGCTTGGTTTTGAAGAGGATGCTCTTCGGTCGTTTGCGATTAACCAATCAACGCTCGTTAATCAGCTGGCAAGGCTTAAGTACGGCAACCAAATACGCAACGAAATAGCTGCGGGTAAAGAGTCGCTAAAGGGTATCCCTGCTACCGATAAAAACATAAGGGAAAAAACAGCAATTATAGATATTTTGGCGGAACGCGCTACCGTAACACTTAGTCCACCGAGCATGGGTTCTATGGAAGAGAAAGCAGATGCCGCTTCTCGGCTGGGCACCAAAGCGTCGTTCCTGTTTATGCTCACTTCTATGCGATCAGCAATCATTCAGCCCACGCAGTTAATTATGTTTGGGTTTGGTGGGCTGCACGCTAAATTCGGTGCGGGCAAGTCGGCGGCTATGGCTGCCAAGTATATGGGTAACTTCCTAACTGCTAGGGCGTTAAGCCGTACGGAGCTCGACGAGGCCGGTAATGTGGTCGATGAGAAGGGCGAAGCGGCGATGCGTAACTCCAAGTACGTGACCGAGAGCCCTATAAAAGACGCGCTTCAAAAAGCGTACGACGTAGCGGACGTGCGCAACTTGTTCATTGACACTAGGGCCTCTGATCTTGCTGGCTCTGCGGATGCACTGGAGTCTGAGCTTCGCCAAGCTGGCGGTGGGACTTCAATAAGCAAGGGGGCACAGGCCGGTCTCAACTTTGTATCCGCTCCAATACACCACGCGGAACGCGTTTCCCGTGAAGTGTTCTTCATGTCTGCCTTTGAGCTGGCCTACGAAAAACAATTAGCACAGGGCAAAAAAGGAGATGCTGCAATTGAAGCAGCGACGGAGCAAGCCATAGAGCTTACCAAAACCCTGATGTTTGACTATAGTGCCCTTAACAAACCTTTGTTTGCGAAGACATGGTACGGTCGTATGGGCTATCAGTTCATGACTTACCGCGTGCAGGCGCTTGCCCACATAGTAACTAACTTCTACAAAGCGTTTGCTGCATCGGGGCTGACCAAGGCAGAGAAGAAAGAAGCCGCGGTTATGTTCTGGGACACCATGGGCATGGGGCTGTTTTTTGGCGGCGTGACTGGCATGTTCGGCTACACCGCTATGGTTGCGTTGATTGACGGGCTGCGTGAGGCTCTACGCCCCGATTTGGACGACGAAGACGCTGACCTGTACTACGACATAGATGACGCTGGCAACCCGCTGGGGCTGCGCAGCATAGACCTGTACTTTAGGAATCACCTGCTGGATAAGTACTTCGGCCCGGGCTCAAGCTTGGCTAACTTTATGGGGCTTACTCCGGAGCAAGCTCAGCAGCTGCAGCGTGGCGTTGAGCTGGGAGTTCCATCTGCACTCACTGACTGGAACGTGCAATCGTCTATGTCTCTGGATGGTTTGATCTACAACAGCTACGGCCGGCAGGACAATAGTTTAGAGGACACGGCAGTCAACTTAGCGTTCGACACTATGTTCGGACCAAGTGCCAGTTTAGCTCGCAACTTCCTCAAGGGTTACGAAACCATGGTTAACGAGGGGGAGATACTCAGGGGGTTCGAGATGATGGCACCTGCGTTCCTACGAGAGCCTCTGGAAGCTATGCGGTTTGCTACTGACGGCAACGTGACACGCGCTGGGGACGTACTTAAGCCAGAGGAGTACTACACCGGGTGGAAGGTAGTGGGGCAGGCTTTGGGCTTTGGCTCTGCGGAAGTAGCTGAAAGCCAAGTATCGACGTTCGCTGCACGTAAGCTAATTGACGAGATAAAAGCCGAAAAAGTAGCGGTGTATGACAGCTTCGAGAAAGCGTTCAAAGAGCGAAATGCTGCTGTTGACGAGTACGGCCCGGAGAGCAGACAAGCCATAGTTGCCGGCAACAAGTTTGACGACGCACTGCAGGAAGTCCGTAGGTACAACTACAAAAACTTCTTTGACGGCATAACCACGGATGATCTGATGTCTTCACTCGGAGAGAGGCTGCGACGGGACGGCATAACGGATGAGGGCTTGTACCTAGGCGACGCCGTAGCTCCGTACTTGAACAGGATAATTATGCCATCCAGAGCCGTCACTAACCCACCGGAAGAAGCGCAGTAATTAGACCCGCCACACCCGGACGCCACGCACGCCGTCTTCTATAACTATTTTGGTTACGACCTTATAGCGAAGACGGCGGATATCGTCCATTATCCTTTTCTTGGCCTTGCGTGCATTAAGGCAGGGTATAAAGAACGACGACCCCACCTTAAAGTTCAGCCAGTTTATTTCATACTTTACTGATTCCACTTGCATCGGTTGTCTCTGCTGGTTTTGCAGCTACTAAGCTATCCACATCAATAAACTCTGAGTTGTTGCAGTCTAACACTAAGCAGCGCACGCCAGCTGACGCCACGCTCATGCCTTTAGACAGCCGCTTGTTCATTATTTCTACGAGCAGACCTTTCTCCTTAAGTTCCTTGACCGTCTCAGTGTAGTCCACTTGGTAGTCAACACAGTCCTTGCGGAAGGCAGTGATAGCGATGAACATGCGCTTGGTGTCAGGCTCGTACCGTATCAACAGCTCGCCTCTAGGTTCAACCAGCGGGGCCATCGGCAGGTGTGTGCGCTTGTCCGCGCCTTCTTCCACGACGAGGATGTTGTTTATGTGCCGGTATATATAGTCCCCGACCACTGCGCTTACGTTGTTCACGGGAGCCTTTGTTAATGCCCTCATTTCCTGCAGCTTGTCCGTGACCACTTTATACAACCGCGCCATGTTCCAGCCCACGAGCAGCCCGACACGCTCCGCAATAAGACCACCAGTCAGGTTAGCTGCGGCCATAGCCGACCAGTTGCGCTCGCGTGATGTTAGGTTCAGCTCTCTGTCTATCTTGTCCTGCACCCGCTGCAGCGTCGCTAAAACTTCGTCCATATTGCACAGAATGAACTGAATGTACGGAACAATAGCTAAGCCGTAGTTCTCGTTAAGCTGGTGGTCAAACATCTTTTTGCCGTGCGCGGTGCTTATAACATCAGTACCGGTGTACTCAACTTTAAACTCTAATAATCGCATTATCTCGCCGTCAGCCGTTGTCTTAAGCGCACCCATTTTGTCGTAGAACGACGCGTTTGATGACGTAAGCGTAGGGGTACGCCACGTCGTGTTGTTTAACCGCAGCTTGTTTTCGTGCGGGTCACCCTTGTCCTTACCTTTACCCTGCGAGTAGGCGTACACCAGATCAGAGAACGTCTTGGCATCCAAGTTAGTGATCTCGTCCACGGTGTTGATGATGTTGTTGAGTATGCCTACCTTTGTTATACGAGCAACCTTTGTGTCCTCGGAGTTACCCAGTAGCTCCTCGGGGTGCCCACATACGCTGTTTGCCATGCGCAAGATGGTAGTTTTGCCTGTGCCGGCGTACCTGTGGATCATGTTGATGATCGCGCCTTTTTGCCCAGTAAACTTAAGCAGTGGAGCGCCAAAACCGGTCAGTGCACCAAACGCCTGAATCTCCAAGCCTTCCTTGCCGTACAGCGAGAACACTTCTTTCCAGAGTTCTAAGTCCCCGGCGCTTTGTAGATACGGTGCAATCGACTCGGTGATTGAGGACGGTGGGCTGTGATACACCCCGTCCTTGGTAATCTCTCTTTCCCCGACGATAAACTTAGTGTCCCCGTCGGCCCAACCAAATTGTCTTCTCATAACTTCTGCCTTCCTCTTAAATTGCAGCTCTTTCAGAGCGTGTATTACATATGCGTTGATTAATTTAAACTGCGCTTCGGAACCTAAAATCCCGTGCTTAGCTAACTCTCTCCTAAACTCAAGCACCTGCGAAATCTTGGCGTTAGGTACGGTAAAAGTCTTCTTACCGTCCTTCGGTGCGTACAATCTAAACACTGCCACGTCACCCAGCAGGGGGTCACTCATTCGCTTTACAACAAAAAAGTCATGCTCGTAGACCAGCCTAGGCTCGTCATCGTCGTCCAGCTGCACATAAATCCCTCCATTCTTACCGCGGAAGTAGGGCGCTGCGCAGCGTTCTTTACCGTCTATGTCGATGCCATCGTCATCCGTATCTTCGGACGCGGTGTCTCCCGCTGGCAGTGCTGCTTCTTCCCCGGCCGACTCATCGTGCCTGAGTATCTCCCTGCCTAACGATATTGGGCTCTTTACCTTCCCTTTATAGGGGCATCCATCGCAACCTCCCACATTATTTCGCTCAAACACGTCACAAGTGTGGGGTCCAACGATGTGCGATATCTTCTTTTCCACTTCACTGGGGTCATAGTCTGGGTGGTCCGAAGACAACCTGTGTATTGCTACATCCGCGTCAGAGCAAAACTTAGCCACCGATAACGCGTCGAACCATCGCGGTTCGGATAACGCCTCTCGCTCTGTATAGCAGCTTAGCAGCTGCGCACAACCATCCCCCTTTGCGCTTCGTAACATTATCTTGCCAAAGTTACTCCCCATGTTCTCCATCAACGCCTTACCCAGCGCAGACAGTTTCTTTGGTTTAGCGGAAGGCATGAGCTTAATCTCGCTGACGCCCACTATATTGCGGAACGCATCGAAGCTCATGACCGGGGCCACGTGGAGTACTGTTACGATCTTAGGTGGAGTGTCCTTGAAGTTGGGTGTACCCGGTACTCGCAGCACACGTGCCGTTTCAAAGACATTGTAGTCCACGTAGAACTTATGCTCGTCGCACAACTGCCTGAACCTGTCGGCCACAGGCTTCCATTGTGTAGGACTGATTACGGTGTCAAGCGTCCAGTACACGTGCAGACCGCGCCCTGAGTTCACAATAGTCGGTCTTGGTAGACCAACGGCGGTGCAAAACTCTTTGAGCTTATCGGCCCCAGCAGCTTGGCTGATGTACCCAGCAGGTCTGCCGGTCTTTGGGTCTATCTCCGCCTTGGCCGGACCGCAGTCAATATCCAGCCAGAACGCCTTTAAAGATAGGACGTTATCCTGTTTCCTATTCTCATCGGTTATAAACTTAGCAACACCAAAATACACATCCAATTTTCTAGCGACAAACTTTTTGACTACAGCGTCCACTTCTTCCCTAGTAGCAACAAGTGTCTGGTTCGGCCTGCCCGAGGAATCCAACCCAAGTATGCAGAACCAGCCTTCTTGTGGCTGTACGTACTCTAGTAAGTCAAAGTTTTCCATGGTGTTACCGCAGCGTAGTCAGTAGGGCTTCTATTTTAATTTTTGTGTTTAGACTGGGTTTTGATGCGCCAACAAACCAGTTGTACACCGTCTGCCGACTGACTCCTAGGCGTGCAGCTAGCACAGAAACGGGCATATTGTTACGTATGCACACCCTGCCCAACTTTACGCCTAGTAGTTCTTCGCCTGCGGACCTATTGAGCTCAACTATTCTCAATGAGTATCCTACGCTCATTAGCTGACCCCGCCCCATTCGCTGATTACGGAAGCCAGTTTATCGGAGACTGCTTCAGCTTCTGGCTCTTCACGCGCCTTTGTGCGCTTTACAGGCTCGGGCATCGGCTCGTCGTCATCCGGTTCTTCTGAGCGGGTAACCTTCGGTGCGGGCTTCGCTGCTTCTTTCTTCGCCTCAACCTTGGGTGGCAGCTTTGTTACGCCGTCAGCTTGAGCAACCGTGATGCGAGTGTACCGCTGTGTTTCTGGGTTAGCCTGTGCAAACTCAACAAGATCAAGCTCGGCATCAGTAAGCTGCCGGGTAGGGGAGAACAGCAACTCCATACCATCGGCGTTAATGTCGTAGCTTATAGTCGTTACCACCGTATCGGGCGCTTCACGATTCATAAAGAGGTACTTGAAGTAGCTCTCGAATGGATGCACATTACCAGAGCCTTTACCAAACAAAGACTTTGCCGGGATACTAAACTGGTACACGTCTCCCGAGGTGTCACCCTCAAGCAGTATGGCAACGCGGCGCTGGTATCGACACGCTTTACCGCCGTTGTCACCGGAGCCCTTTATGTTCTGCGGGCAGTCAGCGCAGTTGGAGTGCTGTGGGTCGCTAACGTCTGCCTCGGGCTTGTCGCCCTGATTAGACCAGCAGTTTGGTGCAGTGGCCTCCTTGTTAGGGTCGTACTTGTCTTCGTAGTACACTCGGCTCACTTCGGTGAGCATACCCACGATGATTGCGTTGAACGAGTCACGGATCGGGTCACCCACCTGCTCGCCGTTGATGATCTTGCGGAAAATGCCCTTGTTGCTGGTCTGAATGCGGCGAGTGAACACCTTAGCTGACGAGGCCAGTTGTTGACCGAGAGCACTTGCCCTACGACCGGTAGAGGCAATCACTTGTGACTGGTTGTTAAAAATGGATACGTCTTTACTCATCACTATCTCCTACTTTGCTGGTTGGTTTGCGTACGCTTATCACGTAGTGTTGTTTGGACTGCAGCCCCATGGGCACGGAGTCCTTGTTCATCGAAAGAAACTCTTTCATGTTGCCGTTGTGTATGCGCTTCTCAAGCAGATGGTACGCATCGTGTTCCCCCACAAACTGATAAAAACTATCCCAGTCGCTAGTCCAGTAGCTGGACTGCAATCGTCGGCTTATCGTGCCTTCGGGGGTTGATATAGTGTTTGCGTCTTCCGCGTTACACAGCTCAAGCAGCGTGTTAGCTATTAAGTCCTGCTTCTCCTTTATTTCTTTTGCCTTGTCGTCGAGGGCCTTGATTTCATTACGCATTTTTATATAAATACTAGCCAGTGTTGCAGCATTCAGGTCGCTCACGGTAATCCTCCTTTTGGGTTTCCGGGAGAGTTAGTGTACCTAAATACTTTACAGTGTCAAGTGTTTATTTCGTTGTACAGCTCGATTATTTTCTTGTGGTTGTCTATGTTGTAACGCAGCATGGAGTACAGCTTAGCCTCGACCTCACTGCCTTTTATGTGCACGATGGTCATGGGGTTGTGCTGCCCCGGCCGGTCTATGCGGGCGTTTGCTTGCAGGTAAGTCTCTACGCTTGTCACCGGTGCGTACCAGATTATGGTGTTAGCCGCGGTAAGTGTAAGCCCGTGGGATGCAGCTTGTGGCTGTATGATCAGCACGTATGGGTCTGGGTCGTTTTGGAAGCGCTGAATTATTTCACTGCGTTTGTTTACCGATACTTGCCCAGATATAACGCCGCACGATATTTTGTGCTTAGTAAGGAACGTCTCCAACAGCTCTATCGTGTGCGTAAAAGGCACGAAGACAAGCACCTTGTGGGACGACTCCTCGATAACCTCCAGCACCACGTTCAGCCTATTCTTTACGTCAAACTCCACAACCTCATTGTTGTCCGTGTAAACGGCGCCGCCCGATATCTGCAGCAGCTTGTTGATGTTAACGGCTGCGTTGACTGAGGTTACTTGCTCGCCACCCGCTTCCATAATCATCTTCTTCTTGAGCAGGTCGTAGTACTTCTGCTGCTGTGGGGTAAGCGGAGCCTCCCGTTCTACGTGGGTCACTGGGGGCAGGTCCAAGCACTGGCTTTTCTTGAACCGTATGGCCGGCTGCAGTAGCTGGTGCACTATCTTGTCTGCGTCTCGGTTCGGTCGCCATATATACTGCGTGGCTTTGTACATCACTTTGTCGCGGAACTGCCCGAAATACTTTGGAGAATTATCTGGGTTTACGATCCTAGCCAGACCGAAGGCGTCGGTGGGCGACTGCGCAGCTGGAGTGCCCGTCAGCAACCACACCCAGTCCATTTCCGAGGCCAGCGAGTTTATAACTTTCCATCGGTCGGTCTGTACGTTTTTTATGTAGCTAGCTTCATCAGCTACTATCATGTCAAAGCCGGCCTTTGCGATTTCTTCATGAACAACGGCCACACCATCGAAGTTTATGATGACGAACTCGGTGCCTTCCGCAATTATCTTCCTGCGTTGCTCGGCGCTACCGTGCGCAACCGCGCACCCCCGGTGCATGGCAAAGGTAAACAAGTCTTGCTGCCACGCAGACTTCATGATCGACAGTGGGCACACTACCAATACGCGCTTAACCAGACCCGCCTTCATCAAGTAGTCCGCGGCCCATATAACGGATGCAGTCTTGCCGGTGCCCTGCTCGTTAAAGCAGAACGCCTTCTTGTGTAGCGTCAAAAATCCGGAGGTTTCTTTCTGGTGCGCGAACGGCTTGAACTTACCAGTCCACTGGTAGTCCCGCTCGATGGTGGACGGCACATCTTTCATGCCCAACCCAGCCAGTATCTGCGCATCTCGCAGCGTCCACTTGACCGCCACCGTGTACATCCCATCAACTTCTTCTATAATTTTATACGTCGCAGACTTTTCGGCCAGTAGGTGTGGTTTGCGCGTACGCAGCACTACCGCCGTGTCGTTTATGATTTGCATGATCAGTCCTTCATAGCACCCGTTTTCGTTCTTGGGTAAGAGAAATTGTCCTTGGCGTTTTTTACAGACAGGTTGCTTTTACTGTTGCCGCCACCCTTGGACATCGGGGTCTTGTGGTTGACGTGCTTGCCATCACCCTTACTAACCTTACCGTCGTCTGCCATCATTTTGCGAGCCGCGTTGCGCTTGGCCCTGTTCTTTTTTTGCTTCTCAGTGCCTTGGTAGTTGTCGTACTCGGAGCGGTAGTTTCGTTCTTTAGTCATTTTATTTCTCCTCTGTGGCTGAGAACACGCCCAACTTGAGAATTAGCTTTAAGCCCGTCAGATATTAATTGCATCCCCCATTCGGCGGCGCACTCTGGATGAAGAATAAAAGACCAAGGTAGATATTTATCTTCTAGCTCATGCGGGTGCAAGTGCTCTTGCATCGCAAGTTTTATAACGGGGGCTACTCGGGTGAACATAAGGTTTAAGTCTAAACTAACATCCCAAACGACATATGCCTGCGCTTTGACTACTTTACCACTGCGACAGTTGGGGTAAGCACAGTCCACACCGCCTTCTACTGAATCAATGTAAGTCCCACGGAAATCTGTTTCGTTCGGTTTAACAGCACTCATTTTTATCTCCTATTATGTACACAAGATTTTACTGGGCAGTATGCGCACAGCGGGCCGCTCACAGCGTTCCACACGTCACTCTCATATGCACCAGCCAGTCTTTCAAGCGGGGCATCAAACGCTGCGTAGTAGGACTTGTGCAGCTCGCTACTATGTACTTTCTTAACGAACTCGTTGCTCACCACGAATATGAGCGCGGACTTTATTTCTTTCACCTCTGGGTAATGGGTGAACACCGCCGCGGCCATTATGTCTAGCTGCGTAGTGTCAGCGTACTTGGCGTTTTTACTGGTCTTGTAGTCAGCCATGAACGCCTTGTCGCCGTCTATGATGAGCAGGTCAGCAACCCCCCGCCACCACACGTCCTTCGCAAAAAACTTAGTGGGCGTATGCCCCGCATCGTTGTACGCCACCGCCAGCTTAAGCTCACAATGCTTCTCGCCGGGGATTTGTTTTAGTGCTTCCAGTGCTGGGGCTACAAACTTAAACTTAGCAGGTATCGGCGTACCTATAGCTATAAAGTCTTCTGCAGCTTTGTGCACATCTTGGCCGTACACCGTCGCAGCACTGCCGGTGTCCTTGACGTCTTTGGCAACCTTGAGGTGGTAATACTTCTTCGGGCACTGCTCAAAAGTCTTCAGACTGCTGTACGACCATGTTAGATTTTTCACTTAGCTTCCCCATAGGATTGTGCGATGTCACCTTCTGACCATGTTATCAGCTCCGGCCACCATACGGGAGGAGTCCGCATAATTCTCTGCACAGTGTCCAGTACATGCTGCGCATCTTCCTCTGGGACTACGTAAACAAGCTCGTCGTGCACCATCAAGCTCGGACGTAGCTTCAACTCCTTGAACACGTCGTACGCATTCTGCGCGATAATGTCACGTGCCAATGCCTGAACGCAGTTCTCGTCAATTTTTCCAGAATATATCTTGGTGCGGTGCCGGCCTTGACCGTACTCCCACTCTTTGTGCTTGCCCACCTTCTCTACGGATAGCGCCGGGTAGCGAATACGCCTGCCACTGGGCAGCACCAGTGCACCTTTCTCCGTCGTGATAAGCCCCCAAGGGTCAACTTCGTACACTTTGTCGCCAGCCAGTACGTACGGCAGCGCAGCCTCACAGGCTTTCCAGCCACTGACTATTTCTTCGTACTCGTCCCGCCAACGATAGGTGATCTGCTCGGACTCTTTGAGCGTCAGGTCAACCCCACCCATCAGCTTGGCTACCTTCTGGAATGTAGCCGCACCCGATCCAAACCCCAGACCTAAGTGCGCTACTTTACCCACCTGCCGCTGCGTTTTTATTACCTCGGCTTCAGTTATCTCGTACAGCTTTGCAGCAAAGTCCTTATACAGATCGGCTTTGTCCGGAGACGCTTGGTACAGCGCCATGGAGCTTGGCACCTTCCACAAGAAGTGGTTCACCCGCAGCTCGATACCCGACAGGTCAGCCACCACAACCTTGTACCCGGGCGGGGCAACCATAGACTTTCGCAGGGCGTCGGACAGCTTAGGCTTATCCGGGTTTATTCTCGGCAGGTTCTGCGGGTTGTACATGAACCCCGACCACCGCCCCGTTGTGTCGGCTCCGCAGTAGTGCAGGGGTATTGGTAGCCTTCCACGTAGCTTGTTACCTGTAGCAATAAAAGACTCCAGTCGGGTTTGTAGCAACGTGGATTTTACATCGAGTCTGGTGCTTGCCGCTAAAGAAACTATAGGGTCATCATGCTCTTGCAAGTCTAGGAACTCTTGGTCTGTCTTGGACAGCGCCGGTATCTGCTTAGTTGGGTCTGATGGGCTTGCCTTCATTGGTACGTCCACACCAAGGGTAGTTAGCAGTTTTGCAAACTGCGGGGCTGATGCAAGCATACTGCGTACACCCTCCTCTACGTCTACAAGTGTGTCCCCGTACAGAATACGCCCCATCGCCTCGAGCGCCTGCTGCTTCTGTATCCGAGAGTCACTGAGCGCCCCATCTAGCACCCGCTTGTTCAGTGTAAACTTAGGCTCAACCAGCATACGTATCGTAGCGTCGATCTGCCACAGCTCTACTGCGTTGTAGTGTTTGATCAGGATGTTGAACAGGCCGTAACACTGATCGGTGTCGTCGCAGTTGTACTGGCGCATCGCTTCAATTTCTTCGGCAGTAAAGTCAGCGAGGTGTTTACCCTTGGTGTTGAGTAGTGCGGTGTTGTCTTTCTCACCCAACTCGTAGTGGGCAACGAGCTTGGCTAAGGAGTTACCCGTAGTCTTACTGTGTATCGGCCTAGCCATAGCCAGCGTACACCCCCACACTTTGGGCTGTATCTTAAAACGCCACGCAAAGATCATCGCATCAAACGCAGACATGTTGTGCGCCACCAGCATGACATCAGACCAGTCCTGCGCCTCAAGGTGGTCGCGGATTAAGTCTTCGCCAAAGATAACCTGCGTCTGCTCGTCACCGTATTTAATAGCCAGCGATATGATTTCTGTCTCTGGGTGCATCACGTACTCGATGGGACTCATCTTGGTAAGTGAGTGGGTCTGTGACCAGTACGTTTCAAAATCCCCAACTACGAGGTTCATTAACAGCACCCCGCGTTTTCCATGATGTAGACGGCCTCTTTGCCTCTGGTTGTGCGAACGTCACACGGCATCTCGTCTTCACGAATGGCGCACCCGCTATGAGAATTTGCCAGCTCACGCGCACGTTCCTCGGTCTCAGCAAAAACAACTACGCCACCCTCACTGTGATAACTATGGCTGCATTTTTCTACTTCCTTCCATACAAATACTTTCATCATTGTTCTCCAAATTTTCGTTTACGTGACTCTTCTATCCAGCTGCGCATAGGCTGTTCGCTGAACTTTGAGTAGCCTTTGGGTATCTGCTTTATCTTTTTGCCGCTGGCAAGGTACTTCTTGATGTCGTCGGCCAGCTTCTTGCGCTGGTCGGCTAGCTCGGGTGGAGCCTCTTCAATCAGCCGGTAGTACTTCAGCAGATGGTAATACTTAGGTGACTTCATTTATCCTCCTGCACCGTGGCGCACAGTGCCGCATCAATTAAACCAATAAGACGTTTGGCATTTTTAGAATTTGTCCAAGGCACAGTGCTATCGTTGCACGTAAACCACATCCAATCTCTACCGGCTCTATCTTTGCCACAGGCAGTAAGAAAAGCTTTCATTTCAGGGCTTTCTATATCTGCAATGGCAGAGTCAAAATCACTGTACTCAACCCAATCAAGGTATGAACCGCAATAACCAATGGGCTTATATTCGCGGTTCAATACAATAACTTTGCTGCTATCTTTATTGAGTTTTTGTATGCAGTACGGAATAAAATTTCGCAGGCACTTAGCTGCCCGTTTGCTGTAACCGCCTGTGCCATATTTATAGTTTTTGTACTCTTCGTAAGAATCAAATCCAAGCACACTAACGAGCGCCGATCTTGATGCCTCAAGATGCAGTAGCCATTTTTTATCTGCCCTATCTTTTCTCATCTCACCCTCCTGCACTCAATGCGGTGCAGCAAATAAGTTATGTAATGTTGATTGTGTTTCATCTCCCATGCCCCTGCGGTTTCGGCTCTTCGCCGTATGATGACTCCATCGCGTGGCGTACCTCGGCCACCTCCCCATCTCGCGTCCCCCAGATGACTGCAATAACGCAGATCAGCAGTACGAGGATTGACCCTATCAACCTGTCATGTTCTTTGTTCATGGTTGTTGCTCCATCTCAATCAGCAGGTCAATGTAGTGCTTAACTTTCTTCAGGTCTTCGATGCCGCCCTTCTCGCGCCAGCGGCACAAGTACTTGATCGCGCAGCCCTCGATGTAGGGAATCTTGTTCTTGTGGATAAACTCCACAGGTTGTATGGCGTAACTTTTGTAGTGCCCACCGCCAACCTGCACGTCGAGTGCTTTGGGCTTCTCAGGAAACGGCACGTAACTCCCGCCTGATGCTTTGAGCGGCGCCATGCCGAATTCGTATTCAATTGGTCTGCTCTTTGTGATAGGTAGTTCAATAAGATTGGCCTTCGCAGCTTTACCCATCTTCATTTTTACCCAGAGGCTCCCCGAAGCGGATGATCTGTACCAACCTTTAGAGTATTCACCCGCACCCGACTCGTACATGTACCACCTGCCGGTGCGCTGGTTTTTGTGCGTCGCACCCTCGGGCATGTTGTTGCAATCAATTTCACCCGCGTTCATTTCCCACCCCCTACCAGCATAAACATGCGCCTGCGTTTCTCACCGCCCACTACCTCTAACTTGCCAGCCTTAATCATGTTTCTTATCACATCGTTCACTGCCCATCGCACCGACTCGGCATTGCGTTTACCAAACCACGGATCAATGTCCATCACTGCACGCA